ATTTAAATTTTCTAGCCAATCACGTAGTTGAATCTTGGCTCTTTCAATACGATTACGAGCACGGTCTACCGCACTTGCATCTTCATTCATTTCAAACCTCAACAGCGTTCTATCTGAAATATCAAAACGATATCCTAAGCCTACAACGTTTTCTACCTTAGCATCAATAGCAGCATGGTTAGCAAATGATGTGTCATAGAAGTTGGCTAGTTCATACATGTTATATGGAGGGGTAATTACGTCAAATAGTCCGTAACCATTTCTGTATACCGTGCCAGGATTGATTTGTTTTGATCCAGCATTTACTCCAGATGGTGTTGCATTTGCTGCATCTAAATACGCAGCGTTAAATTCTGGTGCAGCATACTTTGTTAAATTGCGTGTTGTTCTGCGACGAAAGTTTTGGTCAAGCCCAACGTAATCTTTTAAAACATCCCAACTTCTGTTAAATGGATCGTGTGATTTAAAGATGTTGTCTTCTTTTTCTTCTGTGTTAAGACTTGCACGGATATATTGTTCTTCACTCATCCATAGCCCCTTTTCCATGTTTTTCTAATGTCTGTTGTGCTGCATGCCAAGCGCCTAAGTCATTCATTGAAGGAATTAATCCTTCTTTTAATCTTGCTTTTTGTTCGGAATACTCTTCTTCACTAACCTGAGTTAATCCTGGAACAAATACCGCTTTACCAAGTCCATCATCTCCGTGATGAATTGCAACCTTTTTTAACTCTGCAATTTTTGTAATGTCTCCACGGTCGGACGGTATATTTAGAACTGAGCCTTCGTCGTCTGTAAACCATTTACCAGCGGATGTCTTATATACGTAAAGACCCCAGTCATAATGCTTGTCTATTACCTGACGGCGTACATTTTTAACATAAGGTTTACCAGTTTTTGGATTAATTAAGGATTCCATAACCATAAGTATATCAGACTATACTGGTGTGGAGACGTTGGTTGACCATTCTGTATTTGCATATATATTTAATTTTTCAGGTTGATAGACTAAACCCTCTCCATCGTCAACAATTATTTTATTTGTGCCTATATATGTCTTATAAATATCTGAGGGGTTAATTCCATAGAACTCTGATGATCCTATTACTAACATGCCGTCCCAAGTAAAGTTATTAAACCAGAACTGCCAATCATTTGTTGTTATACCATCCGTCAATACCTGGAACCAAGACCTAAAGGTTCTGCTTTCAACCTCTTGTAGGCTGTTTGCCTGATAATATGCAATGTTATTAAATAATATTGGTCCCGTCAAATTTATGCTTCCAAGATATGAATTATAGACAAGAGAGGTTAAAAATGCTATACCTATGGATGACCACTCCTTAAGAGATAGGACTGGCTCTCTCACTAGGCTACCATTTAAATAAAATCCAACTCCGTTATATGGGACACCGTTTTGATTTAAAACAAATATTCTACCTCTATCTAGGTCGGCGCTGTTAGCCTGTAAATAAAATCTCAAAGTTCCACTCTTATGGTTAATTTCAAAAATTTCTGTTGCTGTTGCTGGAAACGTATCTTGATCATATCTTAGCCACAACTGCATAGCGCTTACTTTGTAGTCTGTTGCCAATTCCTTGTTAATTGGAAGGTTTAATCCACGATTTTCTAAAATATTTATTTCACCACGTACTTCAATTCCAGATGTTTTTGTTAGGTATAAATATGGGGTGCTTTCTTTATATATACTAAATGGATTCTTAGACTTGTAGTCAAAGTAAATGCCGTTCTTTTTATATGGAAATAGATCTACTCCGAACCTTGTTCCTACTGGGTTAAATGAGTTGTCATTAAATGCTTGAGAGGCCAACTGTAACTTGTTTAATAAAATTGGTTTAGTTAAAATTCCACGACTATTAAATTCAAGACTATATACAATTGCAATTTGATTAAAATCTATGGTTTTGATTGGGTAAATTAACGTGTTATTTAAAATTTCAAATCTTGTTGTTTCCCAGTTTTCGTAATTATTTAAATCAAGTACTTTATACTCATCTGGCGACTCTTCATTAGCAAAAGAAGTAGGTATGTTTGCACCGTCTGCAACATATTGAAATGTGACATAACTTTTTATCTGCGCTCCTTCTGTATTATAATAAGAAGAAGATGTTCCAGATTCTTGCTGAAGAGTTGTTGTTGTTGGGTATCCTAGGTTAAATTGTAAAAAATCTATTTCATAAAATTCTTGACCACTGTTATTTTTTACGAATTGAGCAAAGTAAGAAAGTGGTAAATAGTCTTGCCAGTATCCTGCAACACCTATGTCTAAGAAATATTTTTCATATGCTTCTGATGGAAGTATTGTGTAACTTGCTGTGTGATCAATTAATTCTTGCCCTTTGTCTAATTCAATAAAGCCGTTTGCGTCAATGTGGTTTGTTATTTTTGTAGAATTTAATGTTGTACCTAGCCCAACAGAATAAAGTCTTCCTGTAAAAGTATACTCTCCAGAGTCGTCTCCACATACGTACATTTTTAATGAACTTTGATTTCCAAAGAAGGAACTTATATTACTACCAAATTTTTCTGACAATGTTTTTATGTTAAATCCAACTGCAAAAAGGCTATTAGTGGTTATTGCGCTAGAAGTAAGTAACAGTTGCGTAGTTCCATTATAGGTTAATGAATATTTAATTAAATTGCCATCTTTAAGAATTGTAAAATAATTATTGTTTAGGGGGTTGTAGATTTTAAATAATATCTCATCTGATGCTAGGTTGTGAGAACTAAATACTCCATAGCAACTTTCAACTTCACTTGATAACAAGTTAAATCTTGAAAAATTAATATACGATTCAATAGAGTTCCAGGTATTGTTAGGCTTAAAAGACAAAAACTTATCGCTAATAACAGGGCCAGATTCGTTATCTTGTGCTTCCTTGTTGTCATCATATAATTCTTGTAATGTTTTACTACCCAAAAATATTTCTGGTAAGGTATACTCAGGTGTTCTTAAATTTGTTTGACTAGTTGCTAAGTTATCAAAACTTCCTTGATCCCAGCCAGCAAAATCTGGATAGTTATAGTTAGCAGTGTAATTTGCAAACGGATAATCTATAAAAGCAGTTGTTCCTCCATATGATGAGTTTATTCCTTCTGCAGAAACAACTCCTTGACCATAAACCCACCTGCGTTTTGCAACTGTAACTGGAACCTGATAAGAATATATAGCAACACAGTCAATTTCAAAAGGATATACAGTATTGCTTGCATAGAATCCCACCCAGTCTTGGCTATCTCCACTATTGTCAAGTTCTTCTGGAAGAGTTAAATTAGCGGTATCTAAAGATAATGATAAAACTTCTTCACCATTAACTAACAGAGATGCAGAATCTTTAATTAAACGAATATGTATAAGCATTGGTCTAAACCATTCACCAACGAAGTGTGATGAAAATTGATCGCCAATAACCAATGTTAAAAATCCATCTTCAACGTACAGGCCATCTTCGGATGCTATTGGTCCAAATATTTTAAATGGTGTAGATGTGTTTACCGCTATTCTTGCCCAGAACTCAATTGTGTAATCGTTATACTGTCCTTTTTTATTTAAAAATCCTTTGCCTGGAAGTATTAAGGATGCGTCAGTATTTGGCTCTAATCGTGTTACTCCACTTGCACCGTAAACTAAAGGAATTCCTGCATTTTTACATTTTAAACCACCTTCGGTAATGTAGTATCCAGAGTCTTCTGCAACTCCATATGCTTGTGCCTCTACTGCATCATATCCGCCATAAATACTTATGTTTGATGGAACTGTGATTTCTGTTATTCCATTTAAAGAGTATGTATTAAATTCTTCATTCCATTGACCAAAAGTAATGCCATTTATATAAAACTCATTTTCTGCTGATGTTCCTGAGCCTTCAAAAATTTTAATTTTAAAAACAATTCTTAATTGTGCAGAAACATTTGGAATTTCAAAAGTCTCAGAAATGAATCCCCATTTTTGATAAAGTGTGCTAGTAAAGGTTTTTAAATTTTGAACTATAGTTGATGTGGCTGGGTCTGTATATTCATAACCTATAGAAACACTTTGCAAATAAATGCTATTTGAGTAAAAATATGATCCAATTGTAAATGTTCCAAGGTCTGCAAGGGTATTAATATTAAGTATGTTAGGACTAATAATTGATGCTTCAAGCGTTTGTGTTACTGGAACGTTAACTCTAATTCTTGATAAATGACTATCTACAAATGGCTGATTTAAATCTTCAGAGGATTCTGCAAGTGTTGCATCTGCAAAGTTTGACCACAATGTTGCAATATTGCGTTGCGCTTCAGTAATTAAACTTTTATAGTCAAGAGTATCGTCTAATGCCCACAAAACTAGCGGATGCTCAGAATATATTTTTTCTGCATACAAGTTTGATGGGGTAGACATATTTCTCCTATCCCCTTATTATAGCAGGATGAAAACTAGTATAGTTTGATTTCGCAGGCATCCGTACTACAGTATTTTTCAGACTCTGCGTCAAGATTATCCTTACCATCATAAATAGCAGACCAATCAATTTTACCAATTTTACCAACATAAGAGTTATACTCTTCTCTTGTAATATTTGTATATGGTTGCTGTGGATAAGTTTTATTACCCATAGGTAAAAATGAAACTGCCTTTAATTGTCCCTCGTACATATGTAATGCTGGAGCAATGTGCTTAGTCTCAGACTCTTTATCAAATGATAAAGTTACAGATACTCCATTATCAGACCAATACTTTTGAGCGGTAGCAGCCAAACCAATCTTTTCAAAAAGACTTACATCTTTTTCAGAGCGAGGATGCCCAGATGCTACTGGGAAATATACTACTGAAGTGTTTGCTGATACTACGTCATCTTCAATTTTATACCCTGCCGCTTTAAATAAATGCACCATTGGATCTGTATTACCAAACCTTATAGCACGAAGATAAAATTCTCCTCCTGGACCCCAATGAACTCCTGGTGTTGCACCAGATAATAGTGAAACAGATCCTGAAGGTTTGACGGTAGTTACACGAATTGATTCACGTACACATAGCCATTCTGAGTATGAGTGGTCGTATGAACGAATCTTTTTATACCCTTCGTCCATCCATTCACGAATTACTGGCATACCTTTTGTATCTGCAAATGATGCAATACCAGTTAGAGATGTTCCAATGCGACGGTTACGTTGCATAATTCCATTTGTGGTTTGCCAATGTGTTGGCATAAGCGTAACGGTCTTACCGTATAGATAAGCAAACTTTAATGTACGTAAAAAGTCTTCTTTATCTTCATGACGATTTAGATGAACTTCTACAAGTGTGCACAACTCATAACTTTCCAGTGGTTGTTCAGCACAAGGGTTAAACCCCATAACACGAGAATCTTTATAGTCTGGAGCGTCCGCTAATCTTCCATAATCTCTAGCAACATCTAACCAGATAAATCCTGGCTCGCCATTGTCTGCAATTAAATCAACATAGTCTTCATACTTTGTTCCAACTTCTGCAGAGATAGAGTTATTAGACATCCAAGCCCATCCTGGATTTTCTGAATCAAATGAGTTTCTATCTGGAAAAACCTCTGCATTTTTTAAATTAATAAAATCTTTATCTTCAGCATTGCCTAAAGCCAAGGTAGCAGAACGACGAACATTACCAGAAACAACGCATGTGCCAATAAGGTTTACAATGTCTACTATTGCACGAGAATCAAGAGTTTCTCCTGATCTACCGC